ATACCAATGTAATCCATGGATCGCATAAAGATCACACCCTCAAGTCCAGAGACATTGATACCCTCAGAGAGGATAGAATGGTGTAGCACAACAAACTTCTTATTGTCATCCTTACCCCATGCACTTAGGGTCTCAAAGAATACCTCACGATTCACCTTCTGGCCGTTGATAATTGCACCAGTCTTTGCGGTGATGTAGAGATACGAGAACCCACGATCTTGCAACTGTTGAATGAAATCAGTCTCAGACATCAGTGCAGAGATCTGTTTGGTAGCTTTCGCACAGATCAACACTTTGTCCTTACCACATTCATCCAGAGTCTCAATCAGGTTAGTGCAATCCCGATCCGCAGGAATCTTACCCTTACCAACCATAGGAAGTTGTTTTGCAAGAACTTTCGGAGGCAGGATGTAACCACCTTGCACAAGTTCAGGTGCAGGAACATTACAAATGACCTGACCATAAACCTCAGGATCATTCATCCCAGGCTTACCGACTGCGAGAGAATGTTTGGGAGTCGCAGTGAAGAAGTAACAACGGTCAGCTTCGTGACTGAAGTATTCAGTTGCAGGGAAGAAGTTGCGTTTGACAGAGTTGTGAGCTTCGTCAAAGTAGATGGTGTTGACGGGGAGACGAGTTTGCTGCAGTCGCTCCAGAGAGTTGTAGGTCGTGAAGATCAGTTTGTGACCGCGAGTGTTCACCCACCAGTCCACAATCTCTTGGGGTTTGGTAGAACTGAAGTGATGAGTTTCACCAGAGTGAATGTGCATCACACTTGCGTTGGTGATAAACTCCAGAAACTCAGAACAGAGTTGTTCAGCCAACAAGATGCGTGGTGCGACTATAACAATCGTTTGAGGAGTTTCAGACTCAAACTGAATCATTGTGAACCGGATCATCTTCATTGTCTTGCCCCCACCAGTGGGCACCACGATCTGGCCTTTCTTATGCAGTTGCATTAACTCAACTGCGCGTTGTTGGTGTGGCCGAAGAATCATTGAATTGCGTCTCAACATAGCTAGAATACACCCCTACCCCAGCCGGGGCAAGGGCTCTTGGATCAGGAAACCTTATCAGTGGTATAAGTATAATCTATGTTACATGCGTAGAGAACTTTCATCATTAAGTTCAGAGATCTCTGGTGTGGTCGTTGTTTCCATCCATACCATTGAGTTCTTTTGCCTTTGTCGTATGGAGGATTCTGACCAACAGACCAGTATTGTTCAGCGGTTACATCATAGATTGTTTCGTCATCTTGCAACCACCAATGAGTATCATTTCGGTAATCAATTCCACTCATAGGAACCAACTTATCTGTGTTCATTAGATAGAACAAAGCTTGAGTAGAATGATAACAATGTCCGTACATTGGATTTGTTACATTTTCTTCTCGGTATTTCTTGGTGAGAAGATCAGGACTCAGTTGATTTTGAATCACTTTCATAACCGATTCAGTGATCTTATGAGTATAGTAAAAGGGGAGAAATCTCAGAGTGCGAGTCTCTGAGATCTCTCCATCTTTGTAAGAATGTCTTACAACTTGTTTCACTTCACAGAAACCAGACCAACTGGACGAGCTTTGTTGGGATAAATCTTTTGCGGAATCGCACCAATAATATCATACGATTCGTTGCAAGATTTCATTTTTGCAAATGCGTAATCCATGCAAAGTTTGTCCAGATATTCTAGACGTTCAATCGTGGCTTTACGTTCTGCATCCAACTCTTGATGATTGGAAGCTTCAGTACTGAACAGTGCAATGTTCAGAGTTTCTCCAGTAGAAACAAAATGTTCCATGATTTGTTCCATGAGACGCAAAGGACGCTCAGAACCTTTTGTGTTCAACAACACAGAGTCTGGGGAATGTTTCTTCAGGTATTTTTCTGCATCATTACGTTCAAAAGACTCAAGATTGCCTGCACGATTGATATTTTTGATAACAGCACTAGCAATCTTACCTACATTTTGTTGAGTAAAATTGTGAGAAATGGTGTTCATCCATTTCTTAATCTCATCATGATCTTTGGGAACAGAGCCCTTGCGAACTTTAGTCACACCCATGGTGACAAAATCGTTAAAGGTATGTGGTTTTTTCCCAAGATCAGCATTAGCTCCTAGACGAAGATCATCAATAGCATCTTCATCATCTTTTTGAAACTCTGTACGAGTAGATTCTTCTGGTTCGTATAGAGCAAAGACCCAGAAGTTATACCCTTGATCAATCAATTCACGACGACGGTTAAATCCATCTTTTAAGGAGTTACCAACAATGGCCATCGTGTCTTGCGTAACATCAATACCTTTTGAAAGGCTGACACCTAGGGGATCCTTTTTTTTGCCAGTACCACCAGAACGGCCTGGGTTGTTAGTATTCCCAAACTTGTCTTGGCTTTCAACAGAAATAATGCGACGAATCACATACTTCACAAACCTCAGACCAGGATACTTAACAGGAGTCAGAGTTTTTTTAAGAGATTGAATAATCTGTTCTTGAAGTTCTTGCGGGATGCAATCCTTAGGAACAGGAATGTAGTTAGACATAGTAAAAGTTTGCGAAAAGCAAAAGGACAATGTGGGTAACTTTGAGGGCTAACCCATTCCCATGGTATCAAAAAGATTTCAGAAGGGCAAGTGTTTCGGAATCAAATTGTTCCTGAACACCACCAATCGGAAGCCAATCTTCAGGATCAGTTTCCATCATGGATTCGTACAGATCGTTCTCATCCATGTAATCGTAGTTGAAATCGTCGTTCATGTGTGAATCAGTTGAACAAGGCCAAAATAATGTGGATTGGGAGAGAAGTCAAGGGGCTGACCGATCAGAGATCCTTATCAGTCCCATGAGACATTCTGAAGTAGGAATCCTGGCATCACATAAGACCAGGCTCCAAGACCATCAACACCACCAACTTTATACTCGTATTTGTAAGCAAACTTGTTGTGTGAGTCCCAAGTCATGAAGCCTTTCTCTTTATCAAAGTAGGATTTGATTGTGAGTTTGAAACGATTAGAGAAGATGGCACGAGTGCGAAGAGCACCACCAGTTTCACGAGTTTCAATCACTACACAGTTATCCACTTGAAACTCATTGTTTGCTTCAAGAGCACAGGGAGTTTCATATCTAAAAGGCCGATACTCTTTCTTTTTAACGACTTCTGTTTGTGCAAATGCAGGAGAAGTCAGAAGCAAAGATGCAAGAATCAGAAACTTTTTCATCACTTATTCATTTGAAGAGTAGGGACGGGCATACCACCTTCGGTGGGAACATAGATGGTTACGTTACCTTTGTTGGAACCTTCTTCCAGTCCAGTGATATACAGATACTGCAGATACTCACGGTTGTCTTTCAGACTATCACCGATGATTTGGTTTGCTTTGGCAACACCAGTAGCACGGATGATTTCAGCATCAGCAAGTTGTTGGGCACTATCTTTCTTTGCTTGTGCTTCAAGAACTGCTACCTGACGAGTATATTCTGCTTTCTGGAGTTCTGCTTTACCAGCAAGAGATTGTTGCCATACATTATATTGTGGACCACCAATGAAGATGAGACCACCAACCACAACCACGCCAACAACGATTGCAGCAACAGCGGGGTCAATAAATCCGTTTTGTTGTTTCATAATAAACCTCAGTTGTAAGTACAAAGTTGAGTAATGCGACCGTATTGAATGCCTTCAGACCATTTGCCTCCAGCATCAAGACACGCTTGTTTGTTGGGAATAAATGATCGGTCTCCGTTAATAAGAAGATTGATAAACATTCCTCCAATAGCAACAAGAATTAGAACAATCATCAATTCAACAAGAGTGAATCCGTTTTTCATTTGGAAGAAACGTTAGTTTTGAAGATAGCGTTAACGAGAAAGATAATGGCAAAGTTCTGCCAGAAGGAAAGAGATACACCAAACCAAGACAGAATCAGTCCAAGCAGCCACGCCTCAAAGAAGAGACCAGCAACAGCAAGGACAATTACACCAAAAGCAAGACCGACAAGTTTCATTGGGTTTTGTTTGTTTACTTGATTATTATAGGGCATACAGGGGAACCAGGCGGAACC